CTGCTGCCTCAGTCGCAGTCGAAACCAATGCACCAACTCAGGAACCGCCAAAACAAGAACCACCGAACGATCAAACTTCAATCCATATTGGAATTGACCGCTATGGTAAAGAAATAGAATGGAATCCCGAACAGTGGCAATTCATTCAAGCCGCAGTCACCGGACAATCAGCCATTCTTATTGGTGCTGCCGGTACTGGTAAGACAACCACAATGCGCGGAACTATTGAAGAAATACTGCGCACCAAATTCATTCCACCAATTGATGCCACTCATAAGCATCTTCCCTATTCCACCCCAGGAATAGTTGCCATTTCCTATACTCGCCGCGCAGTCCAGAATCTAAAGCGCGCGATGCCTGAGGAACTGAAAGACAATTGCATCACCATTCATAAACTACTGGAATATGCGCCAGTCTTTTATGAGGTGCTTGATCCAGTTACGAATGAATTCAAGAACACAATGCGCTTTGAACCATCGCGCCATGCGCAGAATCCATTGCCATCTACCATCAAACTTGTCATCATTGACGAGGCATCAATGGTATCTGTGGATCTCTTTGCTCAATTGAAACATGCATTGCCACATAATCCGCAATTCATTTTCCTTGGCGACATTCAGCAATTGCCTCCCGTCTTTGGCAGCGCAATTCTTGGATACAAAATGTTGCAGCTTCCTACAGTTGAATTGACTCGCGTTTATCGGCAAGCATTGGAATCGCCAATCATTCGTCTTGCTCATAGGATTCTTTCAGGTGAAATCATTACTGCCAAAGAATTCGAGCAATGGAAGTATCCGAATCAATTAACTCTCCATCCATGGAAAAAGCGAATCAGTGCAGACAATGCGCTACTTACCATTGCTGCATTCTTCAAGCGAGCATACGATGCAAAAGAATATGACCCTGAAAACGATCAGATCCTAATTCCGTTCAATAAAGCATGCGGCACTGATGAACTAAATAAGCACATTGCAAACCACATTGCCAGAATCCACAATCGCATGACTCACGAAGTCATTGCAGGTTTTAACAAATACTACTTCAGCGTAGGCGATTATGTTCTGTATGAAAAAGAGGATGCAGAGATAATTAACATTCGCCGCAATCCTGTATATGCTGGTAAGTGGCCGCAGTCTGCCTCAACTGAATTGGATTACTGGGGATGCTTGCAATCTGGAATCGAGCATCATATCACCGAAGAAAGCGAATCAGTAGAAGACATTGATAAACTGCTCGATACAATGTCATTGACTGGCGATGTAGAAGAGCGAGTCAGAGAGGCATCGCATATAATCACTGTTCGCTTGCATGACTCAGGTCAAGAAGTAGAAATCAAATCTGCCGCTGAAATCAATGCTCTCTTGCTTTCTTATGCTCTCACAGTTCATAAATCACAAGGCAGCGAATGGCGCAAAGTATTCCTGATTCTCCATGCCTCTCATGCCACAATGGTACAGCGCGAACTTCTTTACACTGCATGTACCAGAGCAAGGCAGGAATTGTATGTAATCTGCGAACCTGATTCATTCGAGAAAGGCATTCGGGGCCAGAGAATCAAAGGCAATACTCTCGCAGAGAAAGCCGAATTCTTCAAAGGCAAAATGGAATCCGGTACTGATACTCTCCTGCCCTTTGTTATGTAGTAAAGAAAAGGGGTATTGACACCGTGCCAGACTTGTGAGAGAATGCAAGCTCACCCAGTAACGCAAGGCAAAGAGAGCCAGCCTATTACAAATGGCTCTCAATTTCCAAAAGGAAATCAAATCATGTCGGAAACTCAAGCCACTGCCGAAGTCACCGCTCCTGCCCAAATCATCCCTAACTTTGATAACACGGTTGATATCCGTGATTTCAAATTCAGCTTTCGCAAGGATGATCTTGGCAACAAGCGCCCCACTATTGAATTGAAACTGCCTTGTCCCAGTGTCGAAGGTCTGGTTCGCATTCTGGAAACCGGTGGCAAGCAATTGGATCTTCTGCTTTCTGCTGCTCAGGATGTAATCGTTGGTCAGGCTCGCATGATCCTGAATGACAATGAAACCATGACGCTTTCGCAATTCCCCACGGAACAATGTACGTGGGAATTCATTGCGAACATGCCCGAAGCAACTCGTGCTGGTCGTGGCATTGCTAAGGAAGTCTGGGACGCTTTCAGCAAGGATTACATCGAATGTATGCCGGCGGCTACTGGCAAGACTCTTGAAGCTGTTTCTCTGGCTGCCAAGCTGTTCCTTAACAAGTTCCAGTCGGTGAAATCCAACAAGCCTGTTCTCACCAAGCTGAAAGAGCAACTGGCTATCTACGCCAATACTTCCACCAATGCCGAATCCTTCGGTGATTGCATTAAGTTCCTGGATGAAAAGGCTACGGAACTGCTGGAAGATGATGGCACCAAGCTGCTGAACGTGCTGTAATTCGGGTTTCCACCTGCTCCATCGCTGGCAGGTGCTTTTCCCTGTGGAGTCTTGCCCCATCCGTCAAGGGTTTGGATTGTGGAAATGTTATACAATCTACGCGAGACTCCACTAAGAAAAGAAAGGCAAACCAATGCAGGCGCGTCCGCAGTCACAATACCTTCCCATCTGGAATCGCTTGAAACTACATGGCACAGCTACAATCGTAGCAATGCCAGCCTTGCATCGCCGTATCATTAAGGCAGTTCAGAAGCGAAGAGATCGTGACTTAGGATTCAAACTGCAACTAGCAGAAGATGGAATGAAACACGAAATCAGTTGGTTAATCAAAGGCAATACAATCACATTCTCACTGCATAAAAGGATATCAATCTATGGCATCTAATAAGACAGTATCAATTGCAATCACCGAACCTGCTGAAGAAGTAGGCAAGGCATTGCGAATTACTGTGGCACCGACTCCTCCGATGACCAAAGATCAATGGGTCTATCTGCCACTCTCAACTGTCTGGGAAATCCATTCTGATCACATTGTCTGTGACCAATGGATTGCAGTTAAGAAAGGATTGGTACAGAAATGAGCCAAATGAATTCAATCCAAATGCAAATTGCAGAGCTTGAACAGGCAATGCTTGCAGCGCATCCTCGTATGCCGTTGCTGCTGAAAGATATTCACACTGCCCTGAAGTCTGATCCTGCCAATGTCACACTGCTAACTGAAGATGAAATCGGAATTATCGTGGCTGGCCTGAAGAAACAAACTGCTACTGAAATCACTGCCACCTTGATGAAGAAGAAGACTTCTCTCAAAGCGACTTCGGTAGATGACCTCTGATTCTAAGTCCAGGCTACAACAACTCAAAGAACAGTTTGCAATCCAACGCAAACCATTTCCATTGTGGGCCTTGCTTGCACTGCAACACAAATCTCGCAGTGCTGACACATATGTAGAGCATATGGCCGGATTCAAGGAACTCGCAGCTTGGCTGGCACCAATTGAAATACCGCCGCACAAACCGTTTTCGATTCCAAAGCTGCATGTGAATTACGAATTAAACCAAATCGCAGTCATCCTTAATGTGCATCCATCAGTAGTATATCAGGAGTATAACAAATGGCTGACATCAGACTTAAACAACTATCCTATTCCTCCCGCTTAACTCTCCATTCATGCCCGCGCAAGTACCAACTCTATAAACTCGGCCACTCACCTGCTGCCGAAGAAGACATTGCGCAATCAGTTACATTCGCTTACGGCCACGCAGTCGGGGCAGGCATTCAAGAATGGATTACTTCCCACTCAGAAATCAGAACAATTCTGGCAGTTATCCTTGCATGGGATGCACCCTTTCTCGCCGACGATCTAAAGCGAGGCAAGTCTATTTGGACTGCGATTGCCGCAGTTCAGCGATTCATTTCCATGTGCCAGAATGGATTCATGCGGGATTGGAACCTTGTTACATGGCAAGGAAAGCCGGCCACAGAGCTTTCATTCATTGTCACAATGCCTAATGGCTACACATATAAAGGCTATGTGGATGCCGTGTTGCAAAACGAAGAAACAGACGAAGTCCTAGTTCTCGAACTGAAGACTACTTCATCTAATTGGGTATCGCCAGCTACATATAAAAACAGCGCACAAGCTATCGGCTACTCGATCATTCTTGATTCTCTCTTTCCTGCCCTCTCTTCATACGAAGTCCTGTATCTGGTATATAAAACAAAAGCCGCAGAGTATGAAGCAATGCAGTTTCCTAAGTCATACCTTCAACGCGCACTGTGGATTCAGGAACTCTTGCTCGACACACAAATGATTGATCTGTATGAATCCACTGGTGTGTATCCAATGCATGGCGAGGCATGTCTTGCATTCAACCGCGAGTGTGAATACTTCCAAACCTGCACTCTCTCAACTGACACATTGCATACACCGCTGACAGAAGAAGATAAGGCAGTAATCGAAGATCACTCTGCCTTTTCAGTTGTACTTACTCTCGACGATCTCATCCGCGCACAACTTGCTAAAGACTAAACTAAGGAGCTAGGAGCTATCATGATTACTGTCCTCTACAAAACGGAAAAAGGTACTACCTGTTCCAATCTAGACGAAGCCAGACTTACCGATGCAATTGAACAATGTGAGACATATATCGAGGATTGGCGAGTAAAGACCATAGTGAAGCAGTTGCTTAAATGCTTCTCTTTTCAATCCATTCCATACACCACAGTGAATACCAACGCTGAAACACCGGAGACTTCTGATGAAACTATCTGAAAAGAAACTGTCCAAGACACACCGAGTTCTTGTATTCGGTGAGCCGAAGTCTGGTAAGACACAGCTTGTTGGCGCACTTGCCAATCAGTTCGACCTGCTCTTCTTCGACCTGGAAAACGGCTATGCCACTTTACTTAAGCTTCCGCAAGCCGCACAAGAGCGCATTGATCTGATCTCCATTCCAGATACCAAGACATTCCCGATTGCAATTGAAACTATGCTCAAGGTAGTTACTGGGCAGAAGGTGGCAATTTGCGAAGCACACGGCAAAGTCAGTTGCCCTATTTGCAAGAAGGAATCCGCGCCTGAAACAGTAGTGGAACTCAATGCACTGCCTGATACAACTATCGTAGTCATTGACTCACTAACTCAACTCGCTAACAGTGCCATGAATCACCTGACCAAAACTCAGGATGACACTTATAAACCTGAATGGTCTGACTACAGAAACCAAGGTCAGCTAATGGATAAGTTTCTATCCCAAGTACAGCAATCACGGTACAACATTTGCTGTATCACCCATGTGGTTGAGACTGAGATGGAAGACGGCAGAAAGAAACTGGTGCCAGTCGCAGGTACTACATCATTCAGCCGGAACACTGCCAAGTATTTCGACCACGTAGTCTTCTGTGAAGTGAAGAATAAGAAACATAACTTCGCATCGAATACAACGTACAGTAACAATGTAATGTCTGGTTCGCGTACTGGCATTTGCTTGGAAGAGAAAGTTGATCCTACTCTTCTTGACATCTTTTCGGCAGCAACAGTCAAGCAAGACACACCTGCAACCAATGCTCTCGCTAATCTGAGGGCGAAACTAGGAGAGAAAAAGTGAGT